AAGGTCAGAAGCCAAGAGAGTGCCAGAAACCATAACAGTCTTACCAACGATCTGTGTATAGTTACCAAGGCGTGTTGTTGGGCTGATTGTTGCTTCTGTAGCCGATGCGCCTTCTACTAAAGCATTGCTTGTAGTAGCTGCTGCAAGGCTGTCTGTTTGCCACTCATGGTAGACAGAAGTAGCTTTTGTCTTACCGATAGAGGACATGATTGGGGTGTCGGTTGGGCTGATGTCATAAATAACATCGGTTAAGTCCTCGCGGGCACCTACTGCTGTATAGCGATCATATGCTGCCATTTTTTATTTCCTTTATAAGAATCGTTCAAATAATCGAGCTGCGTCCTTCTTATTGCCTGTTTGGCGAAGTTTGGCTCTTTCCTTTTTTACTGTTTCATTTTCAGAACTCTGCGGATTCGATGTTCCTGGTCTGATAGTCTTTGGCGCAGTAGCAACTTTCTTTGTAGCTGCTCCCTTATTCGACATCAACTTATCAAACTGTGCTGCTTTGTAGAGGGCTAATACAGCGCGACTGTCATAAACTTGAGAAAGCTCTTGTTCAGTAAACCCAATAGACTTCGCATAATTGCGAATATCTCTGCGAATTACCTCTGCTTTTACATCATCCTTGAACTCAGGAATAGCTTCTACAAGTTTCTGCTGTTCTGTCTGGATGTGCTTTTGCAACTGCGCTTGCTGATAGGACTGCTGTTCTTGTTGAACTCGCTGTCTTTCTGCTTGCACCGCAGCCAATTGCTTCTCTCTCTCAACTTTCTCTGCCATTGCAATTGCATAAGCAATAGGATCTTCTGTCTTTAGAGATGACAGATCTTCACCTTTATTTTGCTGTTCTAGCAATTGCTCGATGACTTGGAGCCGTTGAGCATATGTTTCTCTAGTCTTTGCTGCTTCTTCAATCTTAATGCGCTCGGCTTCTACAGCTTTGCGCTGTTCCGCTAATGATTGAGTCTTTTTCTGATAATCGGCAGTCCGACTGTAACCATTCAGAAGTTCATCAAGGGTAACTTCGACCTCTTCGCCAGAGACTTTAACTCTGTATCTAGGGAGTTCCTCTACTTCTTCTTCTTGGCTATCAGCTTCTTCTGCACTTACATCTTGTTCCTCGGGCTCGGCTTCATCGAGCTGATATTCCTCAGCTTCTTCTGCCTGCACAGCTTCAGGTTGGGCTTTCGCCTCTTCAGTCTGTGGCTCAAGAAAAGACATAAATGCATTAGCTGCACCTCTTACAGATGTATCTACACTCCCTTGTGGGTTGGTGTTTTCACTCATTTTAGACCTCTATGGTTGTTAAAAAACCTTTATTCGCTTCTTTTCAATTTCGCCATTATTAGCGATTGATTGAATCGATGCTTCGAACTCTTCTAGAGCTTTTAGCTTAACTAAAGCTCGTTCTCTGCCTTCTACATCATGCTCTGCAGAGCTGAAGATATATGATTTAAATGAGTCTTTCTGAGCTTTTAGCAGCTCTTGGAAAAACTCATCTATTAGTAAATTTTTAGCTCTTTCTTCTTTGTTCATCCAGGAATTCTCACATCTCCTGTAAGTTTAGCGCCTACTTGCGCTGCTTTCAACTGAGCTTCTGCTTGAAACTCTGCTGTCTTGAGTTCTAAATTTGCTGCAGCCTTCTCTCTTTCGAGTTGAATTTGAGCTTGAGCTTTAGCTTTAGCGATCTCAATGTCATTTAGAGCTTTAGCGCGATCTACTTCGATCTGCGCTTGTGTTTGTGCCATTAGTGCATCCATTGCTGGATTAGGCATTGCCTGTGGTGGCTGTGGCTGTGATAGAGCTTGATCTAGCTCAGGCGGGATCTCTTTAAAGAACTCCATAGAGTCTTTGTAGCCTGCAGCTTCAATAAACTTGCCTAGTGTGTTGCGATACTGACCTATCGATACTAATGGATTTGCAAAGCCTTGCGATGACAAGATTTGCTCTTGTTTCTGCATGACCATTGCTGCCATTGCCATCTTCTGATCTTGACTGCCTGTGCCTAGACCTACATTGACTGTTACATCGTAGTTATTCTTCCATTGTCTTGGATCAATCGAGACATACTTACCTCTGAGTCGAATAACCCTAGGCTTGTCTTGATACTTGAGCAAGAGATGAAAGATACCTGAGAACAAGTCTTTTACACCTGTGTCTGCAAAGATGCGAGCAATCATCTCGATTCTGCCAGAGCCAGCTTGTTGCATTGCAGCTATAGCTGTAGCTGTGGTGTTTTGTAGAATGTTAGGATCAATGCCCTGACTTGTCTGTGTTACACCTGATCTCTTCTGCAACACTTGATCCATATAATCAAGCATTGGGAAAGACTGAGCTGCTGTTGCTGGCACTACCATTGGCTGAACTGCGCCTTGCGACTTGACTCGAACTACACCACCTGGCGCAGATGTTAGTAAGTCATCTAAGTTCACTTGACCATCTAAAGCTGTAACTCTAGGCATATTTGTCAAATAAAGATTGTCAAGAATTTGGCGAGTAATTGTCGATTTGATGAGCTGAATATCCATTGCTCGATCTGCGAGACTCTGACCAAAGAATTTGTGTGGCATCGGAATCGGGCAAACACTAGCAAAAGGTATGTGATCTGCTTCTTCGTTATCAAGAATCTGATCGCCTGCATAAGTTACTTTGCGCAGCTCTGCAATACCATCGCCATCAAAGTCTGTGCGAATGTAGCACTCGAACACTTCTACATCTTGCATTGAGAAGTCGAGAGTCTGTGTCTCATCTGGCATTTCGCCTTGAGTGAATCGAGCAACTCTCTCAGGTGTATATGTCAGATCATTGTAAGCAGGCAGCTTATCTACAACAGACTGTTCATAGCCCATAGCGACTAGATCTGATCGAGTCTTTGTAGTGCGGTGCGCTACAAATCGAGCATCTTTGATCTTCTTATCGCGCTTTGCGATCAAAAACTCTTCAGGTGGCACATTCTGCACTACAACTTTGCCAACTTCTTTTTTCTTGCGAATGACTACATTATAAGAAAGAATAGGCATACCTATAGGATCTACACCTACTTCTTCAGTTTCTTGACTGACAAGTTCCATCTCGCCATCAGCGAACAAAAGTGTCAGCTCTTCTGCATTTAAGCCTTTATATTCTTCTTTTGTTGGCTCTTCTGCTTCTTCCCACCAATACTTGACAATACCATTCTTTTGCAGAAGTGCATCTTTGAACCAATCATGCAGAATGATGACACCATCATTGTCATTGAAGAAAACATAGTTTGTTAGCTCTGTAGCTTGTTTCGCGAGTTCTTCATCGCCAGGAATTCTAGGCTCAAAGCGACCTAGCTCATCTGAGCCAGCAAAGATGCGCATAAGCTGTGGCAAAGCACCATCGACTACTTCTGCTACTTCGCCTGTAACAATCTTGCTGCGACCTTCTACTTCATTGCCATACTCATAGCGGTTGTAGTAGTTAATTGCTTTTGTGCGCTGCTCGACTGTCTCTGTCTCTACATAGCCAATAGAATCTTCTATCTCTGCTTCGACAATGACTTTTAGTTTCTGTTCATCCATTTATACGATCCATGAAGTTTTTACTGTTATTGGCTTATCCCAAGTAGTGTTCTGTTCCATACCTATTGCCAAATACCTAAAGCTGTCGCTGCCATGAGATGCCCAGTCATGCAAAGGCTTGTCAAAAAAGACAGATCTCTTTTCGTCATATTCTCGTCTATAGTTTCTTAGACAGTCAAGACCTTGCTTTACTTGTGGCATATTGAACCAGCATCTTGGCAATAATCTGCGAACTGCTTGTATACCATCGTCTACAGAAAGTCTTGGCAGAACCCTGACATCTAGCCCTGATTCTCTCAACACTTCTAGTCTGCTTTTGCCTGTGCCTAGCTCTCTTACTTCGACATCATGCGGCAATAACTGCTCTGCTTGATGCCATTTGTTTTCTTTTAGCCAATTGACATACCAATCTAAGCCTTGACCATGATTCTCTACATAGTCAAGTAGTCTTACTTCTTGGCCTGTTACTTGCGCTACCCATAATGCAGTAGAGTCGCCCATGCCTAAGTCCCATGCGACATAAGTTCTACATAGATCATCGCGATCTATTGGGCACATTCTGCCTTTTTCTTCGATGTCATTCAGTATCTTGCCATAGTAGCTGCCCTCTACTGCAGCATTGAATGAACACTCGAACTCTTGGTTATATTTATCATCGCCCATCTCTTTTCGAGCAGCCCATAGCTCTTTTTCGTCTAGTAGATGTGTCTCACTCGCTTTGAACTGTAGAGCTGACCAGCCTTCTTCTTGACTAGCTCTGTCGAACAGCTCTTTAAAATGGTTATTGCCTTTAGGTGTGCCAATAAACAAGCACTTGCCTTTTCTGTCTGCTAAAGCAGGTCTTATGATTTCATTCCAGATCTTTGGATTCTGATCGCCTATCTCATCTAATACGACCATGTCAAAGTATTGGCCGCGCAGAGAGTCTGGATTGTCAGAACCATAGAGCTGTATTCGTCTGCCGTAGAAGTCTACTCGCAGCTCTGCAATATTTGCTGTCGCGCCCAATGGTCTTACAAAATGTGTCAGGTAATCCCATGCCACTCGCTTGGCTTGGCTATATGTCGGTGCTATATACGCATAACGAGGATTTGGTCTCTCGTTCAGCATCGACTCTTTTATCAGCTCATTCAGCGCAGCTACAGTCTTACCCATCCTTCGATGAGCTACTGCGACTACAAAGCGATGATTCTCTATAGCCTCATGAATTTGTTTCTGAGGACTTCTAGGCTTGTAAGGGATGACAATTCGCTTTACTTCGTCATCAGCAAACTCTACTTCTCCCAAGCGACCACCATTTTTAATGGCTCACCATCAGAGCCTGTAATATTGTTCTCTATTGGCAGTAATCTGCCATAAATCTTATAAAACTCACCTTGATTCTTAGAGTCTGTTTTAGCCCAATTAACCAAGCCTTCTACTCCACCTAAGTCCTCGAAAGCGCGAATAATGTTTTCTTTTGCTACTCTAGGTATCTTATTAGTAGATCCCTTTGGTCTACCAGCGCCGGCTCGTAGCCCACCATGATTTGATTTTTCTGCCTCTAAATTATCAAGATTTGTAGAGTTTTCCATTCCATTCCTCTAGGGTTGATGGTTGTTGTTATTCTACAACAGTTAATGTTTTGTTACTTCTTTTGCTTTAAAA